GTGCAGACCGAATGCCAGCCGAAGATTGACGCTTTGTTCGCCGCCGAATGCCCCGACGTTGCATGGGATGATAACAGGCTTGTGTTCCCGAAGGAGTAGAGAGATGATAGACAATTTAGTAGTACAGTGCAAAGGAGAGAAGGAATGAATCGAGTATTAGGCAAACCTTTTATTTTGTTCTGGCAACTACGATGCGATAATGAATGGTGTAATGGATCTGAAATCTGGAAAGTGTGCAAAAGCAGGCCCATGGGCAGACAGTTTTGTCCAGCATGCGGGATGGAAGCTGTCTATTGCGAAAAACGCCCGGAAGCAGGCTCAATACGCCCAATATATGATATGCCGGACGATCCGATCACATTATACAATCTCGCCACCGATCAGAGCGAAGGAGAGAAGTAATGAGAGAGATTAAGCAGAGAGACGGAAAGGGGCGGTTTGTTAAGGGACATACCAAGGTCGGTGGTTTCGACAGGGGCAGTAAGCATACTAAGGAAATAAGAAAAAAGGTATCCGAATCTATGGTTGGGAAGTACGGCGATAAAGCCAGGAGATGGAAAGGGGACGATGCAGGGTATGTCGCAAAGCATATGTGGATTATAAAACACTATGGGAAAGCTGATCGATGCGAACAAGCGGGATGTACGTTCGGGAATCCGAAGAGGTATGAGTGGCACAATATCAGCAGGGAATATAAAAGAGACAGGACTGACTACGTTCAGTTATGTCCATCTTGCCATCGCAAAATAGATATGGGGGGAATGGAATTATGCGTACTTTGAAGTTTCGGGCGTGGGTGTGTGACCCATGTAATATCACTGATGGCCAGATGACAGAGAATGTCAGCCTTGACTCTGATGGTTGGGGGGTAGATGGGGATGGTGCATGGCCTATGTGTGAGTGTGAGCTGCAGGGTATTTACATCATGCAATACACCGGCCTCAAGGACAGGCGTGATCGGGAAATATTTGAAGGCGATATTATTCGGTACAAGGATACAAAAACCCCAATACCTGAAGAAGATTGGAAGCCGCGTGTTGTCCGATGGAATGAAGAACAGGCTGCGTGGTTTGTTGGAGAGTGGCTACTTGGAAATTTGATGGCATATGCCAAGGCCACTGTCATCGGCAACCGATACGAGAATCCAGAACTTATTGAGGGAGAGAAGTAATGAAGAAAGTTGAAACAGAATATTCGTTCACCATCGATGATGTAGCGAATATTGTTAATGCAAATACCAAAGAGGCAGACGAGCGATTGGCTGTTATTGCCGAGCGAGTAGAGCGGTTGGAGTGCAATAGGGTGCACGGCTCTTGGATATGCGACGAGTGCGGTAGGGATTGGGGTGATGGTTCGGCAATAGGTATACGCGATCGGCCTAAAAATGAAATATGTTTTTGTCTTGAATCGAGGGGTGGTTGTGGTGCCGAAGAAGTTTTGTGGCACCCTGCGCCGGAAGCCGAAACACCGGGACCGCACCCAGTACCCGAACCAAGGTTTTGCCCGTGTTGTGGATGCGCCGCCACGATCTACGATCGTCTGGATCAAATGGACCATGACTATTATGAAAAATTGTATTGGGTAGAATGTAATGTTTGTGAGATGAAGAGCAGCGAATATGGGACTGTGGCCGAAGCGGTTGCTGCGTGGGATAGACGCGCGGAAATAGACGCACTCGCGTCCGAGAACGAGCGACAGCGCAAAATGAACAAAATCACCATGGGAGAAAGAGACCGATACCGAGACGATGCCATGGCAAGGGGTGACCATTTAGCTGAAGCAAATAAAGAGATAACCAATCTCAAAGCCAAGAATGAGCAGTTGAATAAGCATTGCAACTATTGGATAGACAAAAATGACAAGATAATCGCCGAGAATGCGCGGTTACGCCAGCGCGACTTTGATTGGGATACGTTATTGCAAGAAATAGAACGGCTCAAAAACGAGAAATATAAATCCTTGGGTAAATGCACATGGGAGGAAGACCGGGACGGCAATTGGGAAACCGAGTGCGGACACCTGGAAATTATCAACGATGGCACGCCGTCAGAAAACGGGATGCAGTACTGCTCGTATTGCGGTCGCCCGTTGGAAGAAAAGCCGTGGAAGGAGGAAGCGGAGTGATACATCAAATGATGAACATAGTTGAAGATTATCTAAAATTGTCATACAAGACTGTACTGATGCGAAATGATGATGGAACTTATTTCGCCAAAATTGAAGAATTGCCCGGTTGCATTACCGAGGGTGAAACCATTACTGACGCGCTCGAAATGATCGAAGATGCAAAAAAGGACTGGATCGCAACCGCTATCGACGCCGGCATTGAAATCCCGCTTCCGGACTCAATGCAAAAGAAATACAGTAGAGCCAGGAAGGAGGAGGCATGAGTTGGATTGCGTTTGTGATGATATTGGAAGGAGGGATGATTCCGATTTCATCATGGTACTTTTACGAGGAGCCAGTGCCGAAGCATGTAACTTTTCCAGTGCCTATTTATACGGAGCTTTCGGCAGAAGCGATTTTCTGTGAGCACTTGTTTGTAGGAGGGTCTGCCCGAACGGACATGTTTACTAAGGAGGATGGGTTCTCTCCTCACTGGTTGTTGTGGGAGTTCTGGGCGGGGATTCGTTTCAGTGTGATAGAAGTAGGGTTCAGGCATTCTTGTTCTCACCCGTTTCAGGGGTATATTTGGACGCCGGCTAACAGGGACTTTCAGCCTCTCCTTGAGGGTGCGTATGAGGAGGTGTATCTGCGGGTGACAGTTGAGTGGGAGAGTGAAAAGAGGAATAGGCAGAGATTTTAGGAGGAACGATGAAACTGAATTCGACTAACACGGGCATTACCCTTTCAAGTATGGATAGAGATTCAACGGCAAACGGCAAACAGATAGAGGTAATTTTTCTACCCGATGGCGAACGGGTACGGGCACAAGAGCTATTTAGCATAACCTTTGAAAGCACTTTTCACGGCGAGTATGATATCCCTTGGGGAGTTGTGCGTAGGGATGACGTAGAAATAGCTCGATGGAATCTCAAACACTGTGTTGGTTTTGAATGGGCCAAATCCCGCAACGGCAAGGAGGAACAATGAAACCACATAAATGTCCAGTGTGCGATGGCACGGGATTAGTGAGTAGGCCGCCATATATCGCGGGGGATATCAATGAGTGGGTGTCTGGCACTTCTGCTATGACATGGACCTGCTGTGCATGTAGTGGCACCGGCATTGTCTGGGAGCCGGATGAATCAGAACCAACACAGGAGGCAGATCATGACATATGTTGAAAAAATATATGGACATCCTAATCAGGTGCAACCATCACATATTGTGGTTACGAGTAAAAGTTTTGATACACGTGAAGTACATCTCCCAAGTAAAACAAACAAAAACAATAAATTACACCGATCCAAAGACGCGCTAATTAGTAAGATCATACAGGAACGAGATCGGGGCGATAGTTATTATCGAATTGGAAAAAGATACGGACTTGACCCCGGCACAGTAAGGTTTTGGTATCTACAAGCGAAAAACAAGAATGGAGAGGGTGTGTGAATTTGCATAAACTCTTTATAGAAACCTGCCAAGAAAACCGCACGGGCTTGCCCTGTGGCGTGTCACATGGGAAATGAAAATGGAAAAGAACATATATGATCTTGGATTATTTGAATCGGCGCAAGTGACGATTCAAGGAATAGATGTATACTGGACGGTAGTTCGTGTTCCTGGTGGGTGGATTGTACAAGATGGGCATTCTTCTACATATATACCCCATCTTGAGCATTTGTCTATGTCTCTTCGTCCGGAGAATGGTGTGCGGGAGAGCACAGATACAGAACAACAAAAAGACAAGAAAGATGCAGAGGCTTTCCGTCCAATTGTTGCGAGGTTACTTGAAGAATTAAGTAGATTTAAGGCACTTCCTCCGGGAAAAACATATAAAAGTGCACAAATAGCAAAACTTTTATTTGATATACTAAATCCCACTTTGTGATTGTCTCTTTCTTTTATCTATTATATACTTCTATCATGGCAGAAGAAAAAAAAGATGTTCCACCTAATAATACAGACGTTTCTCGGTTTTATTTTTCTATTACTGCTGAGTTAGCAGAACATGACATATCTTTGACTAAACTTGAAACAGTATTTCTTAATCATCTTGCTCGACTTGGGTTTTTTAATGAGGGAGAAGCATATCAGCTAGCGTGTAAAATAACTAATAAAACCGATATTGATATAAGCACAGCTAGAGTACAGGCTCATCAATTATTGCGAACAGATAATATTAGAAAGGCCGTTAATATTCTTATTGAAAGCGATGAAGTAGCTATTAAGGAACGGATTGAATATGAAATGGTGCAGTTTTGGTATAATCGTGCGTTTTGGAAACCCACGGATGTTTTTGATGCAGATGGATCAGTTAAACCTTTAGATAAATTGAGTCCTCAAGCATTAAGCGCAGTTGATGGAATTAAAGTGGATTATCGGGGCAAAGAAGCGGATAGGCGCATTATTCATTATGATATGGCTAATCGAGATTCTGCGATGAAATCCCTTATTGAATGGATGAAGCGAACGGGGGGTAAGGAGGATCATAAAGATGAGGGTGAGGTACAGTCACGAATTAAATCCATTGTTGACCAGGCAAGGGATAAGGAGTCATTGGAAAAGAAAAAACTAAAAGCCATTCTTGAGCGCAAAACACAACAAACAACGAAAGTTGAGAGGATTACCCTTGAAGACGATGATGACGAAGACGAAAACGAGAAAATCCAAAGAAGAAAAACTAGTTCCAGATCCCGCGACGAAGTTTAATGTTTCGGATATTGATTATATTTATGAGCATCCTCATGTTATTGGGCATTTAGTGGGGAAGGATAAATTATCAGAGATTCACTCAGTATGGATTGAATATTGTTGGAATCCAGAATTAGATCATGATGTATCACTTCAGGCTTTTCGTGGATCGTTTAAAAGTACTGCTATAATACATATTGGTCCTATTTATTATTTTGCTTTTCATAATCCCAATGATGTGGTGTTTATAGTTCGGAAGGATTTTACAGCCGCATCTGATGCAGTAGAGACTACATACAAAATGATGATGGCTTCTGAAATAACTGCACTTTTTACGTATTTATATGGATATAAACCAAAGGCAGTTATTAAGAGAAAAGAAAAAATCACTTTCAATTTTAAAAAGACCATTACTCCAGAAGGAAATTTAAATCCCCTTGGACTTGATCCTTCTATTGCCGGTAAACACGGGGATCGTTTTATGATTGATGACTTTGTTAATCTGAAAGACCGCATTTCCAAGGCTGAACGTGAAAACACTAAAGGGGTTATACGAGAAATTGCTACTAATGTAGCGAATCCCGGCAAACCAAAAATATATGTTGGGACTCCGTGGCATAAGCTCGATGCGTGGAGTATTTGTCCCGCACCTGTACAATTTACTGTGCATGATCTTCCGATATTGACGGAAGAAGAAATAGTACGGAAACGATCAACCACTACATCATCTTTATGGGCGGCAAATTATGAATTGAAGCATGTTTCTGATGATGATGCATTATTTAAAAATCCACATTTTGCTCCGTGGAAAGACCGTGGAACGGAATCAGTACGGGCACATCTTGATGCTGCTTTTGATGGGGACCACTATAATGCCTTGACTATAATGGCACGGCGATATGATGGGAAACTTCAGGGGATTGGGTTTATTTATCAGGGAAATATTCGAGAATGGGCACAACAGGTTGTTAATATTTGTAAAAGGTTTAAGGTTAAACTAGTATATAATGAAGATAATCCCGATAAGGGATATGTGGGAGATGATTTGCGCTCTCTTGAATTGGTAGTTAAGTCGTATACGGAGACGATGAATAAGCATGTGAAAATAGCTACCTATTTGCATGAGGCTTGGGATGATATATATTGGGATGAGGATATAACGGAGCCGGAATATTTGAATCAGATATTAGATTATAGAGAAAAACAAGAACCTGACGATTCCCCGGATTCCGCAGCTTCTTTGGTAAGGGCAGAGTATGCCAAGGCATCCGCTGCACGAATTGAACGATGGAGGTGGTGAGATGACTACACCAAAAACATTGATACCAATGGATAAAGAATTTCCTATTGTAGAAGAAAATAAGATGCGTTTGGTGGGGCAATCATATAATGCCGATGCCCTTCAAGAAATGAGGCTTGCATCACAAATGCGGCTTGATGGATGGAAGAATGTTCTCTCTGGAATGGGAACATATGCGGATAAACGTACCCATACTCGTTTTGAATCTTCTTCAGCCGATCTTCTTTTTGATAAAAGAACGCTAGTCGATATGTATTCTTTTGATGGATTGATTCAGAAAATAGTTGATACATTTCCTGATGATATGACTCGTCAATGGATTAGTATTCCGGACGATAAACGAGAAAATTCAAAAGAAGATGGTGTTATAGAGAAAGAATTAAAACGACTTGAGGCCGCAAATACTTTTAACACAGCATTAAAGTGGGCGCGTTTGTTTGGGGGTTCTTTAATATTCATTGCTGCTCAAGACGGGGGATCTATTGAAGAGCCATTGAATATAAAGAAGATCAAAAGTATTGAAAGTTTGAAAGTTTTTGATCTTGGGGAAATTGACACAAATAATAGTGAGATCAATGAAGACATTCGAAGTGCAAATTATGGAAGGATAGAAAGATTTCTTATACGTCCATTGATGGGACATAAAATATTAGAACCATTTAAGATTCATTATTCTCGTTGTCTTGTTTTTCATGGCACACGGGTGCCAAGTTCCCTCATGGTGAGGTTTGGGACTATGGAAATTCATTATTGGGGGAATTCAATCGTTCCTCCAGTTTGGACATATGTCCGGGATCTGGTTTCGGCTATGGGGGCAACATCTCAAATACTTAATGAGTTTATTGTGGGGAAATATAAGTTATCCGACCTTGATACCATTTTAGCGGCTGGAAATGAGAAGTTGTTACAGGTTAGAATGCAGGCCATTGAAATGACTAAATCCATACTTCATGCGGTATTGCTTGGAACTGATGAAGACTATACACGTGATGCCGCTTCTTTATCAGGGATTCCTGATGCATTAGATCGGTTTATGATGTTTCTTTCTTCGGTTACAGGAATTCCTGTAACACGGCTTTTTGGACGGTCAGCGGCGGGACTTAATGCTACTGGTGAAAATGATTTGAAAAATTATTATGATGCAGTTAAATCAAAACAGGAAAATGAGCTTTCGTCTTTAGTAAGCAAACTTATTGAAATGATCTGTTCTTTGAAAAAGGTTTCTCCTATTCCTTCATTTGTATGGAATCCTCTAATTCAGCTTAATGAAGCAGAAATGTCTGAGAAAAAACGTAAGGATGCGGAAGCATTTCGCACAACCGCGAATGGCGATCAGCTTTATGTCGAATCGGGAATTGTTGATCCGGAGTATATTCGTATATTGCGTTTTCCGGATGCAGAGAAAATGGGATTTGGTGAACCTTTAGAGATAGACATACCAGAAGAAGAGCCGGAAGAAGTACCGGAAGAATTAGAAGCAGGTGCGGTGGAATAATGGGACCATATGCTTTCCGTAAATTATTAAGAAATAGAAAGCATCCAAATAGACGGATAATTGTTCCACGCTCGCGGTATCCCTATAAGTATGAAACATGGTTAGGTTCTATGTTTAAGAAAATGTATAAACCTTCTATTGATTATTTATTTACTTATCTTGAATCTCATAAAAAACAATGGCAAAAATTATGGGAACGGATGCACTTAGATTCTTGGGAATCTGAAGTAGAGGAGTTTTTGAATGCATTGGAACGTGACATTGGATCAAGAATATTTGATGAGGGTGTTGTCGGGTTTTCTGTAAAAAAGTATGCAAATCGGTTGTCTGAATTGTTTCTTACGTTTGCACAGGGGGATTTTGCTCGGCAGATGGAAAAGATTCTTGGACAGAGAATCTATGGGGGCACTGAATGGTGGCAGACAATTAAAAAGGGGTGGATAACTGAATTAGAAATACGAGCGCGATCTACTGCTACTGATTCTATATTTCAAGCTAGACAATATGTATTTAGATCTATTCGTGAGGGGCATGATTTTAATACAATTTTAGAAGGATTAAGGAATAGATTTTCGGATTTAAGTGAAAATCGATTGAAGTTTCTAGCTCGGGATCTTACAGGAACAATGAATGCTACTATACAACAATACATGCATCTGTCTGTAGGGATTGAACATTATATATGGAATACACAAGCTGATGAGCGTGTTCGAGGCCGTCCAGGAGGATTGTATTCAAATGTTCCTGTGAGTCATTGGGAAATGGAAGGGTTATTGTGTAAATGGAATGACCCCGCAGTATACTCAGATGATTATGGTAAAACATGGTTACCAAAGCAAGGGAATATGCCTAAAATGCATGTGGGGTTAGATTATAATTGTAGGTGTCTTGCAACACCGTGGCTTTCATTTTTAGTGAAGGAAGTTGATGATGAAGCCGCATGAAGAAAATCAAATAGATGAATTGCCGAAAGAGGTGATAGATTATATACAACAACAATCGGCTATTGTGGTGCATGGGAAAATAGTGATTAAAAAGGGCACCGGGGGTAATTATATTGATGTTGAGGTCACTCATAATAAGAGATTTCCTTTGAAAACTATGAATAAACAAGTTATTGTGCGTATAAATAAACACTTGACAAAAGATGAAAAATATGTACATAAATAACAAAATAGATGTTTGAATAAAACATAGGCTTATTCTATGAAAGGAGAGCCGACCAGAAATGGTCGGCTTTTTTATTTATGCCGATACTAAAGCCCTCAAAGGGCGAGAAAGAAAAAGATTTCATTTCCCGATGCATGGGGAATTCAGTCATGCTAAAAGAATTTCCTGATAAAGAACAACGCGCTGCCGTTTGTTATAAACAATGGGGGAAGAAAGACAGTATGGAAGACAATAAGATCAAAACGGATTGGGCTGATTTTGATATAAAAAATCGAATACATGTTGATCAAATAGATGGCCCTGATTGGATGAGTTCAGTTTTTATTGATACACCGGAAGGTTACTTGCGTGGACGTGCTATTATAACTTCGGTGGGTGTGTTTTCTTATCGAGAGACCGATGGAAGAATAATCAATGAATTAAGGTTACCGGAAGAAGTATTTTCGGCAGATTCTTTGGGAACATTTCGTTCATTGCCAATGACAAATAATCATCCGAAGGAATTAGTCAACGCAGAGAATATAAAAGAATATCAAGTGGGCTTTACGGGGGATGCGGTTTCTTCTATATCTATTCCCCCAAATGAGCATTCATATATGGAAGGAATGGTGGGGTCTAAATACAGTGATGGATTTCATATAGCAAACGATCTTACCATTACTGATCCTGACACCATAGGAGATATTAAGTCCGGTAGAAAAAGGGCACTTTCTGCTGCTTATGTGGCAGATCTTGAAATGGCTGATCCTGGAGCAAAATGGTGTGGGGTGCCTTATGATTTTATTCAGCGCAATATCCGCTACAATCATGTAGCGGTTGTGGAAAAGGCCAGAGCAGGGGATGCGGCGAGAATTCGTCTCGACTCTGCCGACGCCGAACAAATTCTTTTTCGTGAGGAGGTTCCTAATATGTCGGAACTGAAGAAAATTGTCCTCGACGGAGTTGAGTATCAGGCAGAGGCTTCTGTGATAACTGCTCTGAATCAGGCCAGAAAAGACATTACTGACCGTGATGGACAAATCGCTGATCTGAAGACCAGGTTGTCTGATGCCGAAGGAAAGCGGGACAGTTATAAAGAACAGGTAGATGTTCTTATGACTGAAAACAAAACGCTCAAAGATTCGGCAACAGATGAAACGGAGATTGAGAAGAGAGTTGGGGAGCTTGTAAAAGTTCGCCAAACCGCTGATCATCTCGGCATCGAGATCAAGGATGGAGAATCAAGACAGGACACGATGAAGGCTGTCATTCTTGCAAAGTTTCCTGCTGCAAAGTTGGACGGAAAGGATGATATCTACATCCAGTCACGGTTTGATTCTGTTGTTGAGATGATTGAAGAGGAAGGTGACAAAAGCGTTAAGAAAGCTGCCGCTACAGTCACTCAAAACGATGGACAGGATGACGAGAAGTTTAATGCTGATGCCGCAAGACAGCGCATGATTGAGCGGCAGAAGAATGCTTCTAGAGCATCTGCATCGTAATCAAATTTGAGTAGATAGGAGGAATAATATCTATGGCTGAATATGGATTGATGGATGTTGCACGGCCTGGATTGACTGATGGATTGCAAAGAAATGTAAGAACATTGGCAGTTCAGGAAGGAGATGGATTTGAATTCGGAGATCCCATATTTGTTGCAGTGGGGGATGAAGTTAATGCTTATGTTGGTGACAATGCCAATGCGGATCTGCTCTTTGCTGGAGTGGCAATAATTTCTCATCGCTCTTCTGTTGTAGAACAAGGTGAGTATGAGGAATACGATGCAATGAATTGCCTTGAAGCAGGAGATGTATGGGTACGAGTACCTAGTGATGTCTCTGATTTGGCGCATTCTAGAGCATATGTCATTGACGATCCTACAGATGAACATTATGGGTATTTCACTAACGTGGAAGGAACAAACTTTCTTACGGGTGGATATTTTCGGACAGGTCCGGTTGTTGTTGGGGATGACTCGCTGGCGATTCTTCGTGTGGCGGGTGTTCGTGAGGAAGAATCCGCTACCTAAAGCGTAAAAAATAAGGTAAGGAAGGTAAATATTATGCCGAAAGGAGTATTGGACAGAAGGATGGTTAGCTGGAACAGCCCCAAGCTGGATGCAGAAGAGACCGTCTTTTTTTCTCGACAGTTGGAATATGTCAAAGCCCGGACGTATGACATAATTCACCGGGATCTGAAAGCCACTCGGCTTCTCCCGGTTTCCACAGAAGTGCCTTTGGGAGCAACGGAAATAACGTGGCGCTCCTACGAGCAGTACGGACAAGCAAAGATCATTGCGGATTATGCTCATGATTTTCCGCGTGTTGATTTGTTCGGAACTGAGAATACGATTAAGGTCAAGGACATCGGTGACAGTTATGGATATTCCGTAATTGAAATCCGGAGAGCAATGTATGCGGGGTTCGATCTTGAGCAACGCAGAGCGCGGGCGGCAAGGCAGGCCATTGATCAGAGGATTGATCAAATTGCTTGGTTTGGGGATGCAAACTACAATATACAGGGGTTCATCGATTATCCGGGGATCACTGAGTATATTGTTCCCGTGGGTGCTGCCGGGGACACAACTTGGGCAACCAAAACCGCTGACGAGATTCTTGCCGATCTGAATGGGATATATGATGCAATCTACGTCTCTACAGCGGGCAAAGAAATGCCGGATACGATTTTGCTGCCAATACAGCAAAATCAATTGATTCGCAATACCCGTATTGGGACTGCATCGGACACGACCATATATGAGTTTTTCACTCGCAATCATCCTGGAGTCACCATTGAAGAACTCGTAGAGCTGAATGATGCTGGAGATCCGGACACTGATGATAATGAGACAGACAGGTTTATGGCATATCAGCGGAGTGAGGACAAGGTTACTCTCGAAATCCCGATGGCTTTTGAGCAATTGGAGGAAGAGAAAGAGGGCATGGAATATCAGATTCCTTGTCATGCAAGTACCGCAGGCGTGATAATCTATTACCCAATGTCAGTAGCATATGGTGACGGGATCTAAGAACAAGAATGTTTTGTTTGTCGGATTGTGTGCTGATCCCTCTCTTCCCCTGCGGGGCGAAAGCCCCAAGGGGGTTTAAGGGAGGGAGTTTTTAGAAAAATAAGAGAGGGAGAGAGAACAATGATAGTAAAGTGGAATGGAAAGGGTTTGTGTACTTTTTCAGTGAATAGAACTAAGACGTTTACACAAACAAAAGGAAATTCAGAAATAGCTTCTAAATTTGCCGCCAATGACATTGTAACATTGGTTCCTGGTTATAATGAAGTCGATGATGCAAGGTGGATGGTTGCTCGTCCTGATGTTCTCCGATATATCGTTTCAGGGAAGATTGAGGAAATTTGTCGGGAAGTGACCAATGAAGAGACGGGGGAGCATGAATTGAAATCATATCCCCTTGTAAAAATAAGACCGGATGCGGCGGTGGAATTTGTAAAGGAGTGTTTCAATTTTAAAACACTGGAGCTTTGGCTGAAAGGCAGTAAAACCTATCCACCTGAAACACGGGATGAAGTTAGGGCAATGATTAAAGATCAACTAGAGGCAATAAATCGGGGAACGGAGAATGCTGTTCCTACGCCCGCTCAAGGAAGGTAAAATATCATGGAAGTTTTTGCTTATATCCAAAATATGAATCCGACTTTGTATGCTGATACAGATAGTATGAATTTTTATATAGAATTAGCAGAAGAAGAGTTCCCTACGAATGCTTGGTTTGGCAGTCGGCACAATTATGCAAAAGCCTTACATGCTATGCATAATTACGTTATTAGTCGTGGTAGGCCGGATGGGGATGCTGGTCTTGTTACAGGAAAATCAGAAGGTAATGCTTCAATTCGTTATTGGAATAAAGTAGAAAAGGGAAGGTATTCTGATTTGCAAATGACCCATTATGGGCAGAAATTACTTGCGATGATGAAATCTCGTGGACCAACAATTAGTGCTGTAGTGGGGCGTCCCCTAACTCTTCCTCAGGCAACTCTTTCGGGAGAATAAATTATGTGGTTTAATCGAAAAATGTACCGTGTAATTCGAGCAGATCAGCCCGTGGGGTTTCAAGCAAAAACGTGGACGGAAAAAGAGTCTATTATCGGAACATATACACTTTTGTCTGCATCTGCTTCTGATGCAGTACGCAATCATCAGTTGTTCCCCGAGGCAAAGGCATTGATTTTTTGTGATCTACTATATAAAGATTATGTACAAACTGGAGACAGATTGATTGATCCGGATGATAATGTGTTTCGTGTGGTGTCGGCACCTTTGGTATTTGAAAATACACTGAAGCACATTGAGGTTGCAATAGAGGATGTGCAAAACTTTACAGAAATTGAGGAAGTTTCATGAACGAGCAAGATATGCCTTTTGTTGACAAATTTATGATATATGCTCGATATGGGATAGCGGGGGGACTTGCTAAGGCTTCTGTTGAAGCAACAAAAGTAATGAAAGATGCTTTACGAAAGGCACGTCCTTATCCTGCTGTGTACTCCGGGGAGCTTGTAGACTCAATTACCTATGGAATGAAGCCCATACCCGCCGCTCCGGGATTTTCTGCAAGTGATTCTGCTCCCGGCAATCCAGATAGAAGGCCATTGGGGCCACATCATAAACAAGAGCATGTGATAAAGCCAGTCACGGCTGAATTCGAGTCGCATGTGGGTACGGCAGACCCGAAAGGCAAGTATATCAATAAAGGGACGTTACCACATAAAACAAACCGGGATTCCGCACAGTTTGTAGCAAACATGAAGGAATGGGGAGCAAGTAAAAAGTTTACTGATTCAGAAATTATGGACTTGATTAATAATATACGTAGGTTTGGTACCGCTGCTCGTCCCTTTCTCCCCCCGGCAAAGGAATATGCGGATTCAGTTATAAAAGCATATGTAGATGCAAGTGTACGTAAAGCATTAAAAAATATGCCTAAAGTGATAAAGGTTATTGATAAGAATGGAGTAAGTTTCGGAGCAAGGTTTAGTACATCATGATTGAAGATAGTATATGTATATATTTACTAAATAATTCTAATGTAATTACTGAGTTGGGGAATAATCATATTTTTTTTGATCGTGCCCCGGTAAAAGTGAAGACTCCCTGGATTGTTGTAGATACAAGACAGGGAGGAGTTCGTGGACGAATCAGTCGTAAGTATGTAGAACCAAAACAGACACTTTCGATAGTTATAGAGACGGATGATGCAGTAACCTCTCGACAAATAGGAGAAGCCGTGAGAAAGGCATTAGATTTTTATCGGGGAGATATGTATGGAACAAGAGACATTTATTTACGTTGCGGGACTCCCTATATGAGTGACGGAATGTTAGATGTGTTACAATGTATTGTTCCTGTATCTATAAGTTTTTTGGAGGAGATCACCTATCCAGTTCCGATTGGATAGATAAAATTATTGGATGTGTAACGTCCAAAAAGCCTTTTCATTAAGGAGAAGAATATGGCTGAAGAAAAACGATTGATAGGTGAGGATGGCAGGTTGACGCGGGGCACTCTTAGCGAAACACCAACTACAAGCCTCACGGCAGGGAACTGGTATTTGATCACCGATAAAGATGAGGCGGCAAGCCAGTTTGGAGATCTTGTAGTATCCGACTTTTATTATGCTCCAATAGACATTGAGCTAGCGGGGGATGATGAAGCGGAATTGCTTACATTAAGTGATATGGTAGACCTTTCGGGATGGTCTCTTGATCTGACAGCGGATGAGATTGAAGTCACGGTCTTAAACGATTCATTCAAGAAGTACCGCAAGGGCAAACTCGATGCTAATGGTTCTGCCAGTTTTGTGTTTATCAAGGGGGAAACAGATCAGCCCGATGCTTTGGCAAACTACTATTTTGATATAGCAGAAATTGCTGAAGACGGCACCGTGACCCTCTCACAAAAGAAAACCGACACGCTGTATCTAGTGGGGTATCTGGCAGATGAGGGAGAAGGCGAGATTACCTTGGCAACGATTTTGCAAGTTGAGTTCTTCAATTTTTCCTTGCCTATGAATATGGGGGATGCAGTACGAATGGATATTCCATTCCGGCTCATCGGCGACACAAACCCCGTTTTGTATCGTATATCGATACCTGAAGAAACATAATAAAAAGCGCCTCTTTATAGAGGCGCATATTTTCCATTATTAAGAGAGGGACGTTATATGGAATACACAGTAGTTCGAAAAAAAGAGTACATCCCGGAGTGGGATGGGAATCGTAAAGAGGCCGCTCCGATTACGGTAGAATACCGTAATCCCACTATGGCACTTCGTCAGGAGCTTATTCCACGCCCTGTAGTGAAAATAGTAGGGGATGTGAATGGGGAATCAAGGGGGTTTGAAAGTGAAACCCCTGTTGATACACAGAAAATGGTAGAACGAATGACTATAGCCATTCACAATTTTGCTATTATTGAAGTCGAAGAAGAGACGGGGAAAGAATTAAGTCGTATTGAAATTAAGACGGGGAAGGATCTTTACGGTCTCTCTGCGCCGTCATCGATCTCCGGTTTGACTGATGAACTTGGACGATTTTATCAGAGACTTCTTACTGAGGTGGCCGACACAAAAAACTAAGAGGCGCTTACCGTCTTGTTAAAGAGGGTAAGCATGATTTTAAGCCGAGAAAGGGTAGAGGCCATGTAGCAATAACAGCATTTGATGGGAAAGCAATACGGGCAAGAGATATTCCGAAATATTGTAATGAGGAATTCTACCGTGTGTTTGAGCTATACCAAATAACAAAATTAACCGGAATATGGCCGAATGGTAGTATTGGATGGGCAAACGAGCCCTTTGGTTTTGTACAGGCTTACGTGGCATTTGAGGCAGAAGAAAACGCCATACAAGCAGAAGAAATGGCAAAACGAGAAGCTGAGGCTAAGATAAAGGGCTCAAAAGGGAAACCACGGAGAAGATAAATGCCTGCTGGATCAGCCGCAATAGCACAAGAAACTATTATTGTAATAAAAGCTCAAGTGGACCAACTCGTCAAAGATATGGGTCTTGTTACAAAAGCACTTAAAAAGACGGAAGAGCAGGGAGAAAGCACAGCAAGGACTGCTGATGATATGGCTAATTCTATGGCTAAAATGGCGAGAAGGATACTTCTTGCGGTTGGGGCCACTAAAACCATTATGGCGGGTATTGATTTCAATTCCTTCATTGAGTCGCAAGAAATGGCAATGGGGGTCATGTTAAGAAGCACTGACCTTGCTATTGAAAAAATATCGGAACTTCGAGATTTTTCTTTGGATTTGCCGGTTACATTTAGGGATGCCGTATCTGGAGCGAAGCAACTTTTGGCATACGGCATTCCTCATTCACAATTGACAAGAGACTTACAAATGCTTGGTGATATTACTAGGGCACTGAATATTCCAATGAATGATATGATTTATCTCTATGGAACGTTGAGGACCCAAGGACGGGCGTATGCCCGAGACCTTATGCAATTTGGTATGCGTGGTATCCCGATTTATGAATCTCTGGCAGAAGTAATGCAAGTCCCTGTTAGTCAAATACAAAAATTAACTGCGGAAGGAAAAGTAGGATGGCAACAAGCAGAAGCCGCTTTTCAGTACATGACTTCCGCTGGAGGAAAGTTTGCGGGATTGATGGAAAAATCTACTCGAACTTTTGCAGGCATGAAAATTATGATTCAGAACCTTGCCCAGGTTGCAGCAGGGGCATTCTCTGAAGAAATTTTTGGTTCTCTTAAAGAAACCGTTCCTGCGGTTACTGAAATGCTAAAAGAAAATCTAGAAAGTTTCCGTGCTTCGGGAGAGGCGATAGGGAGGATGTTTGGATTGATGCTTTCTTCTCTGCATGGAGTATTGGCTATACTACTTGCTATAATTAAAGCAAATAAAAATCTCTTAGCCGGGCTTGTTGGTGCCGGGGGTTTGATTGCGGCAATGGTAACGTTAAGAAAAGTCGTAAAGTCCCTTTTTGATGTTTCTTTTAAGATATTTTCGCCAACAGGGGCAATTATTGCCGGTGTTATGGCATTAGTAGCAGGAATTACTATTTTAATAGGAAAGTTGAGAGAGGCCAAACAAAGAGCGCAAGAAATACAGGACCAAGTAGATCAGATAATTGTGGATAATTATAAATTAAGACTGGAGCAAGGAAAATGGCATGGAATACCGGGG